CATTGTTTTGAGAAAAGTCTATGATGCTTTGTATGAACATCTTGATGGACCTAGTATTGCTGCAGCAGTTTTGATAGTGGCAAAGTATCAATATCAATCTGCTTTTGTGGCAGACCAAGAGATTAATCTCCTTGCTGCTCTTACTGAAATTATGGTTGAGTGCTCATTTAAATGAAAGATCTTAAAACTCCTCTACGTTGGCCTGGAGGGAAGTCTAGGGCAGTTCCAAAACTGTTTCAATATTTACCAGACTTGAAAAACTATGATGAATTTCGTGATCCATTTCTTGGTGGTGGTTCAGTCTCACTTGAAGTCACTAAAAGATATCCAAATATTTCAATTTGGGTAAATGATCTTTATGAACCATTGGTAAACTTTTGGCAGCAACTTCAAATGTTTGGGATTGATCTTAAAGAGATGATTCTTGATAAGAGAATGGTTCATCATACTCCTAATCTTGCAAAAGAACTTTTTCTTGAATGTAAGGAAGATATGAATGAAAAAGAACAACCTGCATTATATCGTGCTGCAGCATTTTACATAGTTAACAAATGTTCTTTTTCTGGTCTCACTGAAAGCTCATCATTTTCTGCTCAGGCATCAGAAAATAATTTTAGTTTTAGGGGGATTGAAAAACTTCCTGAATATTCTAAATTAATAAAGAACTGGCGTATAACTAATTACTCCTATGATCATTTGATGGATGGAGACAAAGGTTCTTTTATGTATCTTGATCCTCCTTATGATATTAAGGATAATCTCTATGGGAACAGAGGATCAATGCACAAAGGATTTGATCATGATAATTTTGCTATCGACTGTGATAGTAATATTAATATGGATATGATGGTCAGTTATAATTCAAATCAATTAGTCAGAGAAAGATTTAAATCTTGGAAGGCAATTGAGTTTGCACATACTTATACAATGAGATCTGTTGGTGATTATATGAAAAATCAACATGAACGAAAAGAATTAGTTTTAATTAATTATGAAACTTGAATTGAATGATTGGTTAAAGTCAATTAATCAATCTAAGATTAATATTATGGACGAAAATCCTGATTCTAAAAAAGATTATCCTCCTTATATTATTAATAGATGTCTTTCTGGAACTATTGATACTTTGATGTATGCTAATGAAATGAATAAGTATCATTCATTGGATAAAAAATTACAATATGATTTTTTTATAAATAGTCTCAGAACAAGGAAAAGATATTCTCCTTGGGTTAAACAAGAAAAAATTAAAGATCTTGAAGTAGTCAAATCTTATTATGAATATAGTAATGAAAAGGCAAAACAAGCTTTAAAAATTCTTACAGAAGATCAATTAAAAATTATTAAGTCTAAACTTGAAACTGGAGGAGTAAAATGAGTGTTGTTAATGAACCTGAAGTGAGATGGACACCAAATTATATGGTAGAAGTTATTCTCAATGAACCTGATGATTTTTTGAAGGTTCGTGAAACTCTTACTAGAATTGGTGTAGCTTCAAGAAAGGAGAAAAAGTTATATCAATCTTGTCATATACTGCATAAGCAAGGCAGATATTATTTGGTGCATTTTAAAGAACTTTTTGCACTTGATGGCAAACATGCAAATATTACTATCAATGATCTACAAAGACGTAATAGAATAATTCAACTTCTTGCGGATTGGGGATTGATTGGTATTGTTGATGCATCTAAAATACAAGACATTGCTCCTCTAAATCAAATTAAAGTTCTTTCTTATAAAGATAAAGATGATTGGATTCTTGAGACAAAATATAATATTGGATCTAAGAAAAAAAAGGTAGAGGAAACTGAATAATATTGTAGGGGGTTCAACACCTCCTTTTTTATTGTACCTGTTATAATTAGTGATGGATGCCTTAGGGGTCCATCAACACAGATGCTTAAAGAGGTCTATTATGTACACACTATCAAAATACAACGCAGGAAATATTGAAAAGTTTTTAAATGATATTGACAAATATTCTATTGGTATGGATGAATGGTTCCATAGATTTGGAGCACTTCATCAAACAGATACTAACTATCCACCTTATAATGTAATTAAAGAGAGTGCTACTGAGTTTAGATTGGAAGTTGCTCTTGCAGGGTTTAAGAAAAAAGAGCTTGCTGTTTATACTGAAAATAATAAACTCTTTATAGAGGGGCAGAGAGAATCTAATTCAGATAAACAATATGTTCATCAGGGTCTTGCTAATAGAGCATTTACTAGAACTTGGACAATATCAGATGATGTGGAGGTAAAAGATGTGACTTTTGAAGATGGTCTTCTTATAGTTAAACTTTGTAAAATTGTTCCAGAACACCAGAAGAAAAAAGTTTGGTTCTAAATAGTATTGAATATCGTCGGCGCAGGGGAAAGGATGACTAAGACCATCCTCTTCCCCCTTTTTTATAAATACCTATAAAAAGTGATTAATGAAAAGGTATAGACAATTTATTGAAGAGCAATTATCTTTTAAAGTTAATACAGAATTAAATCCCAAATTTTGGGTTAAGGACAAATTGAAGCCAGAAGTTCAGAATCATCTTCTGAAAGTTGCTGATGCCTGGATAGATTTTGTAGGTCTTAAGAAAAGTAATGTAGAAGATGTGTTACTACTGGGAGGAAATGCTGGATATAATTATACTAGATATTCAGATTTAGATCTGCACATTGTTGTTGATGTAGAGAAAGCAACTGAGTGTCCAGATTTAATGTCTGATGTGTATGAGGATAAGAAGCAACTTTGGAAATTGACGCATAAAGCTAAAATTTATGGTCATGATATAGAGCCATATGTAGAAGATATTGGCAAGAAGCGTAGAAAAAACCAAGGTGTATATTCTATAAAATATAAAAAATGGTTGATGATTCCTGGAAAATTTACTGGAGATTTGGATAGGGACTTGTTAAAATCCAAAGTTCATGATATGATGAGAAAAATAGATAGGGCAATATCTAGTGCTACAAATGAAGATGTACTAGAAAGTCTTCTATCTAAACTTAGAGATATGAGAAATGCAGGTTTAGATAAAGGAGGAGAATTTTCTTTTGAAAATTTAGTTTTCAAAGAACTCAGAAATAAAGGATACATAGATAAACTTGCAGACCATATCTTAAAATTACAAGACAAAACACTCACTTTAGAAAACTATGTCCATTAAACTTTTGATTCTTAAGTCTTATGAAGATGTCATTGCTGATGTAACCAGTGAAGATGTCCTTGGAAAGTGGTATGAAATTACAAATCCTTATGTTACTAGGTTAGATGAAAATAGACTTACATTCTATCCTTATGCCCCTCTCTCAAAAACAAAAACCATTAGAATTCCATCAGATTGGGTAGTTACTATTGTTGATCCAATTGATGAAGTTGTTAATTCCTATCTGGAGAATTTAAATGCAAAATCTGAAAATTCTGATTCTAAAGAATGATTCTATTTTAGTTTCTGAAGTTCATGAAGTTGAAGGAGCAGACATTGGAGAACCAGATTGTAAGTTGGTCAATCCAGTTCAAATGTTTGTTTCTGATTCATCCAATTACACTATGAAAAGGTGGCCTTGCTTCACTGATCAGAGAGAAATTAAAATTCATTCAGATTCAATCTTTACTATTGTAGATCCAAAACCAGATCAAATTGAAATTTACTTGAATACTATTAAATGAACTTTTACACGAATGTTGTTCTTGTTGGGAATGAAATACTTTCCAGAGGATTTTCTAATGGGAAACATTATAAAAATAGGGAGGAATTTTATCCAACTCTTTATGTTCAGACAAACAAAAAGACAAAATTTAAAACTCTTGAGGGTAATTTTGTAGAGGAAATCAAACCAGGAACTATTCGTGAAACAAGAGAATTTATTAATAAGTATGAAAATATAGATAATTTTCAAGTGTATGGTAATACAAGATATATCAATCAATATATTTCAGACAATTACCCTCAAGAAATTAAATTTGATATTTCTAAAATTAAATTAATTACAATTGACATTGAGGTTGCATCTGAAAATGGTTTTCCTGATGTTAAGAGTTGTTCTGAAGAACTTTTAACAATCTCTGTTCAAGATTATACAACCAAAGAAATTATTACTTGGGGAGTAAATTCATTCTCAAATAAACAAAAAAATGTGACTTACTATGAGTGTCGTGGTGAGTCTGATCTTTTGGACAAGTTTATTTTTTGGTGGGAAAATAATTCACCAGAAGTGGTCACAGGATGGAATTGTGATCTTTATGATATTCCATACATCTATGGAAGATTGTGTAGAGTTCTTGGGGAGAAAGTTGCAAAACAACTTTCCCCTTGGGGAATTGTGACTGAAAATGAGGTTATCATAAAGGGAAGAACTAACATTAGATATGATATAGCTGGAATTACAATTCTTGATTATTTGGAACTTTATAAAAAGTTCACATACACAAATCAAGAATCATATCGTCTTGATCACATTGCTGAAGTAGAGCTTGGGCAAAAAAAACTAGATCACAGTGAGTATGATACTTTTAAAGATTTTTATACTAATGACTGGCAAAAGTTTGTAGAATATAACATTGTGGACGTAGAACTTGTTGACCGTTTGGAAGACAAGATGAAGCTCATTGAACTAGCAATTACTATGGCTTATGATGCCAAGGTAAATTATAATGATGTATTCTTTCAAGTAAGAACATGGGATTCTATTATCTACAATTATCTAAGAGAGAAGGGAGTTGTAATTCCATTCAAGAAAGACACTAAAAAAGATGCTAAGTTTGCTGGGGCATATGTAAAGGAACCTGTTCCAGGGAGATATGATTGGGTTGTGTCCTTTGACCTCAATTCACTTTATCCTCATTTAATTATGCAATACAATATTAGTCCAGAAACTCTTGTTGAAACTAAACATCCTACTGTATCAGTTGATAAAATTTTAAATGAAACAGTAGATTTTTCTGACTATAAAGACTATGCAGTCTGTGCCAATGGTGCAATGTATAGAAAGGATATTAGAGGATTTCTGCCAGAATTGATGGAAAAGATGTACAGAGATCGTGTAATCTACAAAAAGAAAATGCTTGAGGCAAAGCAAGAATATGAAAAGACTCCAACAGTTGAGTTAATGAAAGAAATTGCTAGATGTAATAATATTCAGATGGCAAAAAAGATTTCTCTTAACTCTGCTTATGGTGCTGTTGGTAATGAATTTTTTAGGTACTTCAAACTTGAAAATGCAGAAGCAGTTACACTTTCTGGGCAGGTTTCTATTAGATGGATTGAAAATAAACTTAATC